TGAGTTTGAGTCAGCAGGCCGCTAGTACCGAGAAATACAGGCTGGTCCAGCGTCCATGCCCACGACGATTCGGTCAGTTCGCCGCCGGACTGAATCGTAGCGGTATCGCCCTGGCTGGATGCGCCTGTGGTTATTCCGAGCACCTTGCTCGCGTGCGCCGGGTTGCTGCTATCGGCGTAAACGGCTTGCCCGAGATCGTTGAGCACAACCATCCGGTGCCCGCCTAGTGCTGTTCCTGCCGGATACTGGAGCGCGGTACCGCCGGGCGGCCCCGGCGGGCCCGGCGGGCCCTGCGAGGCGACGTCCAGCACCTCGATCTCGCCGTTTACCACCAATATTTCCATCAGCGGATGACCCACTTCCCTCGTGCCAGGAAGCGAATTTCACCGGCTAATGTCACGCTCAAGCGATAGCTGTATTCGCCCGGAGGCATGGCGGCATAAAGCGCATGGGCGGTCTGGACGCAGATGGCGCCGTCCGCGCCCAGGGGGAGTATCCCGCCATTATCCGTCGACAGAACCACTTCCGCGCCGAGCCGGTCGTTAATCGAAAACAGTGCCGCGCCACCGGTCAGGTCGACCGGAGGGAGACCCCTGCCCTGGCGGTAAACCAATCGCCAAGGGCGCGTTTCGCCGTGGTCGGAGATGATATCTTTGCGCGCGGCGGTCATGGGTTAAATCTGCACGATCCGGCCAAACTGCCCCAACACCGGGTCGCCCGCCTTGAGCGCATCGATCATGACCGAACCGCTCAAGTCGAAGCTGGCAACGGCTTCTCCGATCATGGCCAGCTCCTTGAGCGGATCCACGGCAACGCGGTAGAGCTCGATCAGCACCGCCTTGTTGCTGTCGGCGATGTTCAGCCCCTCGAAACGCACGAAGCGCTCGGGCAGTGGCTGGGTCAGCATGTTGATGGTGGTAACGGCGCCCCGGCTGTAGTCTGCGGTGAAGGGCTGGACGTAGGTACCGGCGTTGAGGATGCGCACTGAGCCGTGATCGGCGTTAAGCTCGTAGTCCGTGCCCGCCACCAGGGTGGCCGGGGTGGCGGCGGAATCCTTGATGACCACGCTGGTAACGGCCTGACCCTTGAGGGCGACGAAATCGCCCGCGGCCAGGCCGACAGGGAACGCCTCGGCGGTCACCGTGCCCGATGCGATCTGGCTGCTGGAGCCATACAGCACCAGGGCCAGGTTCTCCTGGCTGAAATCCTCCAGCGAGCAGCTGAAATCCGCGCTCTTGCCCTTGACGATCCGCGCATCGGTGGCGCGCTGGCCGGTGGTGCTTTCCTTGTGCTCGATCACTTCCGTTTTGAGCGAGAACTTGAGGCTGGGCACGTTGCCGACGAAGCGCAGCGCTTCCGGGTTACCGAGATTGTCGCGGCTGCCGATGAATACTTTTCCTTGTCCGACGAAATACATGGTTTTCTCCTTGGTGAAGGTAGGTCGGGCACTCTGTGCCCGACCTACCCGAAATTTGTTGGGCACAGAGTGCCCAACCTACATGTCTGTGTGCCCGACAAACCCGAAATTTGTCGGGCACAGAGTGCCCAACCTACAGTGAAGGCAGGTCGGGCACTCCGTGCCCGACAAACCCGGAATTCGCGGCTTTTGTGGGGGCGGGCTCGCCCGCGATAGCTTTCGCGGTTCCCGCCGCACCGGCTCCGATGCCAACCAGCCATTCGGCGGCGGCCTTGTCCACTTCGATCACGGCGCCGGGCGGGTAGTCGCGTCCGGCGTGGGTGTGGGGTTTAAGCAGTTTGATTTTCATAAGGTGGCTCCATTGGTGACGAACCGGGTTTCAAAAGCCAGCGGGAAGTAACCGAAGCCCGCGTTAAAGCCGGGTTTTGGCGCGTTAACTCGCCGCATCGGGATGAATCCCGGTCCGGGCATCCAGCCGGATAGCGCCCGGATGACGCCGGTTATCAAAGGGCCGGCATCTTCCCTGGCGTCCGATCCGCCGCGCGTGTCGCGCGCGGTGCGCACTGCCACCACGACCATCCAGGTCTGCGCCACCATCTGGGCGGAGCCCTGGCCGGCGTTGTTGCCGGAGGGCAGCGTGTCGCCCTGGTAGATCACATGAGCGGCAGGCGTCGGCTGGCCCGATTCCTGCATCGCGGCCAGATCGGCCATGCCGGGCACGGCGCGGAATTCCGGCACGGCGCTTTTAAGCCGATCGATCAGCAGGGGTTCCAGGGCGAGGTGGTTCTGCATCAGTAATCCTCCAGCGAGGTGCGCGAGCAGCGCCTCGCCTCACCCGCAAAAGCCGCCACCGCGCCAGTGGCCTGTGGCACTTCGGCGGGCGGCAGGCCAAGGCGCACCGCTCCTTTCGCCACGGCCTCCAGCCACTTGACCGCATCCTCGTAGCGTTTGCGCACCTCATTGGGCGCCTGGTCGTCATAGAGCCGGAAGCGGGTGATGTCGCATGCGATACGCGCCAGCGCCGTAGGCGTGGTTGGCAGCGGCAGGCTGTAGCGCACCGCCAGATAGCTGTCGATCTCGCTATCCGCGTCGGCGATGGGCTGTTCCAGCGCGGCGGCATCAATGGCGCCGGAGCGGTTGGAATCGGTGAGCTGCACCAGTTCATCCTCGCCGTAGCGGGCAACCAGGCCGGTCAGTGTGGCGTAGGGCATGTTATGCCGCCGTACACTCGACCAGGACGCCGGGGCGCAGACATAGCGCCAGCGGGTTGGACTGGGTGTGGATATTCGTCCCCCGGCCCATGTCGCGCGGCTCTTGCTTGGCGTAATAGACCTGGCCCAGGGTGTTGACGGTTTCGTTGAAGTCGGCGGGCGCGGCGTACTGGTGGAACGTGACGCCGGTGCCTTCGGGGAAGGCGTGACCCGATCCGGCGGCGATGAAGCGGCGCAGGGCCCCGCCGCTGTCGGTGGCCTCGCCCGCGTATTCCTCGAAGGTCAGGCCGCCGAAGTCGAAGCCGGTGCGCATGTCCCCGCCCAGGCGGTTCTGCGCTTCCTGCCAGTTGGCGAAGGCTTTTTCCACGTTGGCGTGGCTGGTCAGGGCGTCGAAGAATTCCTCGCTCACCAGGACCCGAACGCTCTTCATCAGCTCTCCCATCAGGTTCTTCTGGATGTGCCGTTTGACTGCCAGGCACTTGGCCTTGACGTCGGTGGTGGCGGTGCCCAGCGCGAAATTAACGGTTTTCTTGGTGATGCCGAACTCGCTGTACAGGTCGTAGATCATGGAGCCGTCGGCGTCCAGAATCTGCCCCTTGAGCGCGCCCATGCGGTGCCATTCGTGGGTGATATCGTGCTTGTTTTTCATGGTCTGGAGGCGATCGTTGACGATGCTGGACACGGTCTCCAGTTCGGTTTCGGAACCGAAGGCGCGGATACCGGCCACGTCGCCGGGCAGGACGATGTCGTCGTGCGGGATGTGCGGCACCACGAAGCTGCGCACGGTGCGCGCGCCGTGATCGTCTACCGTGCCGGGAGAGCCCAGCGGCTTGCTTTGCAGCAGGTTGAGGGTGCCGTGCTTCTCTTCGATGATGACCGAGCGGGTGGTGATCGGTTTGACCGCGAACAGGCCCATCTCGCCGACCCGGCCGTAAAGGTTGGGCAGGATGTTGATGGAGGCGGTGAGGTTGGCCATGTTGAAGGCCGGATCGTTAAAAATGTCTTGCATGTCTTTCTCCTTGAGAATGTTTTTTGTGGGAGCGGGCTTAAGCGGCGTCGCGCGCCACGATGCCCTTGGCTTCCAGGGTGGCCAGCGCGGCCAGAATCTGCGGTGCGGTGGTGCCGGTTTTCCAGACCAGGGCTTTTTTCGACACCGCGCAATGGCGTTTCAGCGCCACGGTGGCCACGTCGGCAGAGGTGGCGTCGGTGGCGGCGACCAGCACGGCGGCGGCGACCTCTCTGCCGTCGATGGCGGCAGGATCGAATTCGGCGTATTTGCCGCTGGCGGTGACGATGCCGAGGACGGCGCCCAGGGCGAGGTTGTTGCCGCTGGCGAGGGTGATGGCGTCGCGGCTGTACAGGGATTCGGCCTCTTCGTACTTGATGAGGTCGCCGATGCGGGCGGGTTGGGTGGCGTTGGGCATTTTAATGGCTCCTTTTGTGGGTTGGGTTTGTCGGGCACGGAGTGCCCGACCTACATTTACTTAGCCTGTAGGTTGGGCACCCCGTGCCCAACAAATAAATTTGGGTTTATCGGGCACGGGGTGCCCGACCTACATTTATTTCTTCGCGGCGCGGGCGCGGGCGTTTTTGAGCAGCGGGTTTTCCTCGCCGGTCTTGGGCGGGGACGCTGGCATCCGGGCATGGCCATCGACGATGGCCGGGGCGGTTTCCAGATATTTCTCGAAGCCGGCGCGGTCGCGGCTGCAATAGCTGCGCGCCCAGGCTTCCATGCCGGGGCTGACTTTGCCCGCCGTCATCGCCTCCTTCACCAGGCGTTCGGCGGCCTCTTCGGCGCGGGCGGTCTGGATGCCGGACAGCGACTGCGCGACGCGCTCGAATTCGGCGCGTGGCACATATTGGCCCGGATCGGGCTCGGCAGATTTGATGCGGGCCTGCATGGACGATGCCACGATTGCCAGCGCGGCATCGTCGGCCAGGCCGAGCGCCTTGCGCATCTGGGCGACGGGGACGGCGTCGGCGATAGAGCCATCCACCGCATCCTGTACCTTTGCCAGCACCTCTTCAGGGGTGGCTGTGCCGGGTAAATTGAACATTTTGATGAGACTGGCGAGCAAATCCATAGCGATGATCTCCTGGGAATGCGCCGACCGGCGGGCCAGCGCGGTTAAGAAAAGATTAGGGTTGTTGGTGAGACCGCAGCCGGTGAGGCGGAGGATGCCGCCGTCCTTGGTGTGGTCGAAAACGGGAGAGAGGTATTTGTATTCCTGTTCCGCGATCATGGCGGCGGCTTTGGCCGTCCAGTCGACTTTGCCCCACAGGCCATCGTCGCGGGCTTGCAGCTCCTTGATCCAGCCGGCGGCGGGCGCGGGCTGGCCGTTATCGGCGGCGTTGATGCCCTGGTGCTCGTAGTCGATGGCGACCGGCATGCCCCAGGCGGCAAAAGCGGCGA